TTCATCGGAATCTTGTAAGGCTTGTCCTCGCGTGCCACTACCGGTATGGGATATACCTCGTTGTCGATGAACACGCGCGGGTCTATACCCGCTTCCTGCAGGTTCAGGTACTCGTTATCGGTCCACATGCTGAAATCACGCGAGTCGGAAACGAACGAGGTTTCCGGATAGAACTTCTCAATGATCTCGGGAATCCAGATTTCCTTATTCAGCCCGTCTGCCAGACAGCCGGTAAGTTGCAACGGAACCAGCGAAAGCCCCATCTGGATGCCGAACATCAGGTTGTGATCGATGCCGATGCTCTGTGCAAACAGGCCTGAGGTGGCAAAATTGAACAGCAATGCTGTGAGCAGTGAAAAGATGAATTTTGTCTTCATTGTCTTTTGTTTATAAAATGATTATTCCGGGTATTTACCGTAGGCTTCATGGAACTTCTCCCGGTAGAGGTTCCTGTCCTTTTTAAGTTCCTTGAGCATATCCTTCTCCAGGATTTCCTTGAAAGTCATGTCTGCCAGCTGTACGTTTCCTCCGGCCTTTCCACCGGTCTGTACCTGGGGACTGACGGGCTGCCGTACGGAAATGGAACCCAGGCGCACTTCGGCCTTTGCAAAATCTACGGCAAAGTCTTCCAGCCAGCTCAATGCGCCCGTCTTTCACAGCCGCGTCCACCAGTGCGACGGCTTTCTGCTTATTGGCTTCCTTCTCTTTCGTCTCAAAGGCCGTCACACGTTCCTGCAGTGTCCGTTTCTCAGTCTTGAGCGTAGCGTTCTCGGCCTGCAGGTTGTCACGCAGGGTAATCAGGCCTTGTACGGCTTCCTGAACGGCCTGGTCGGATGCGGAATCCGACAATTTCAACATCTGTGTCAAATAACTCATATTGTTCTCTTTTTTATGGTTAATACTGTTTTTTTTATCCATCAGCCTGACAAGCGCCTGTCCGTCAGACAAGTCTATACGTTTGTTTGTCGCGCGGTCATACATGGCAAGGGCGTTATGGTTGGAACCTATGGGGCAGACAGACATCTCCCGCATGGTCCACTTTGTGGCTGTAGGCCCCGTCTGTCCCGGAAGTTTCAATGCGGGATCATCGCTGACCTCTTCAGGCGGCCAGGCGCCGATACTGGCCATGCGCAAGAAGCCGCGCTCCACCTTACCGGCTATCATACGGCCTTTTTCGTCTTCCTCGTCGAAAACGACATCCACCAGAATCCTGCCGCCTTCCACACGCACGTTTTCACCGCGCCCTATCGGAGCTTCCCAGTCATTATGATTATAGAGTACCACGGGATTCTTTCTGTATTCTTCCAGGTTGGCTCCCGAGGTCAGCATGCGGAAACCGTAAGTGTTTACGGATTCGTCATGTACGCAGAATGTATATGCTTTGCCCATTGCTTTGTCTCATTTTGTCTGCTGCAAAATTCAGGGATAAAAAGAAGGTGTGCAAATCGCCCTGTAACAGTTTCCTACCGGGTGGAAACAGTTTACCTGTAGACGGAAACTGTTGCAGACGGATTATTTTAATCGGTATGCGCTACCTAACTTTGTACTGTAATAATCAAGAGAATAAATATGTCCAAGACACTAACGAACCAACAGAAAAAGGACTGGGCGAAGATGCTCTACATGCAGGGAGAACTGCAAAACAGGCAGATAGCCGAAAAGGTGGGTGTCAGTCCTGTCACCATGAGCAAGTGGAGCAAGGAGGGGAACTGGGAAATGCTGCGGGCGGCCGTCACCACCACACGAGAGGAACAGATACGCAATCTCTACATGCAGATAGCGGAAATGAACAAGGCCATAGCCGAACGCGGCGACAAGTATGCCACTTCCGCCGAGGCCGACACCATCAACAAACTCTCCGCCGCCATCGCCAAAATGGAAGGGGACTACGGAATCGCCGATATCATCAGCGTGAGCAAACAGATCCTTTTCTGGCTGCGCAAGCGTGATCCGCAGAAGGCAATCGAACTGAGTTATTATTTTGACGAATTTGTAAAGGAGAAATTAAGGTAACGCCATGGCAAAAAAGAGACTGACAGGAAACAATAGGACACTCTCCGACGACTGGGAAGAAACCCTGAGGCAGATACGTACACAGACCGCCGTAGACTTCACCATGACCGGAGAAGAAAAGGCAAGGAAATTGCGCGAGCTGGAAGCTGACCCTGTAGCATGGGCGAAGTTCATGTTTTACAGATATGCCAAATACGAGTTTGCAGGATTCCAGAAGAAAGCCATCAGGCGCATCATAGGGCATTCCGACGGGAACTGGTATGAAGTGCTGAGCTGGGCGCGTGAGCTGGCAAAGTCCACCATCGTGATGTTTATCGTGCTGTACCTGGTCATCGTGAAGAAAAACAAACGGTGCGTCATCATGACCTCGGCGACCAACGACGGCGCAAGGAAGTTGCTGAACCAGTACCGGGCGCAGTTCGAGGCGAACGAGCGGCTGAAATATTTTTACGGCAACCTCATCGGTGACAAATGGACGGAGGACTATTTCACCCTCAGCACCCGCGTGTCGTTCATGGCAATGGGCTGGGGACAGTCACCGCGTGGAGTCAAGATGGACGAGGTACGCCCGGACGTATTGCTCATGGATGACTACGATACCGACGAGGAATGCCGCAATCCGGAGATAGTGAACAACAAATGGAACTGGTTCGAGCAGGCGCTGTTCTTCACCCGTTCCATCAGCGAGGCGCTGCTTACCATCTGGACGGGGAACGTCATTGCGAAGGACTGTTGTGTCTCACGTGCCGGTAACAAGGCAAGGGAACTGGCCGCAAGGGAGAAACCTATCGGAAACTGGGACATCATCAATATACGCATGGTGGATATAGGCAATCCCGATCCGCAGGCGGATTACCAGTTCGGAACGTCCGTATGGCCGGAAAAGAACACTGAGGAAACGATAGACGAGGTGCTGGCACAGGTGAGCCTCGCCAGCGGGCAGAAGGAGTGTTTCAATAATCCGGTGGTGGAGGGTTCCTACTTCAAGGAGATACGCTGGGGAGAATGCCCGCCCATAGGCAAGCTCAAATATATTGTCAGTTACGGGGACCCGGCACCGAGCAACACCACCGGCAAGAAGGCGAAGAAGAACTCCTTCAAAGCGAATTTCCTCATGGGGCTATACGAGGGAACACTGTACATATATACGGGATATCTGCGGCATGTCACCAACGACGAGTTCGTGAACTGGTATTACTATCAACGGGACTACGTAAGGGAAAGGACTCAGCAGAGGAACTACATAGAGAATAACAAACTGCAGGATCCGTTCTACCAGCAGGTATTCGTTCCTCTTTTCCTTGCAAAAGGGAGGGAAAAAGGACATTACATCAATATCTCGCCCGACGGGCGTGACAAACCCGACAAATTCGTGCGTATAGAAGGGAACCTGGAACCGCTGAACAGGGCGGGAAGACTCGTTTTCAACATACGGGAAAAGGACAACCCGGACATGCAGCGACTGGAGGAACAGTTCAGGCTGTTCGATGACGGGCTACCGGCACCGGCAGACGGACCGGACGCTATCGAGGGGGGATATTACATGTGCCAGCAACTGAACGCCCACATGGAAGCCGGAAGCTACTGGATAGGGAGACGCCCCTATAACAAAAAAAGAATGTGACAAACCATTAAACATGAAAATATATGGCTTATTTGGAAATCGAGGAAATGACAACCCACATCTATGAGGAGGATATGGATGTCATCAGTCATGGCGATGACGCGGCTATGATGTCGGCCATAGACGCCGCCATAGAGGAGGTGCAGGGATATCTCACCAAGTACGACACGGGAAAGATATTCGCCGCCAGAGGAAAAGAACGCAATCCCATATTGTTGCTTTTTGTAAAGGACATAGCCGCCTGGCACTTCTGCAATATCTGCAACGCCGGAGTGGATATCGGAATGCGCGAAAAACGTTACGACCGTGCCATTGAATGGCTCAGGAACAATCAGAACAGGCAGAACCCGAACCTGCCGGCAGCGCCGGAGCGGCCGGGACGGCAAGAGTGCAGGCACTGCGGGGAAATAGCGTTCGGAAGCAATAGAAAACGTGACAACCATTTTTAAACGGAAACCTTATGACAAACAGGAAGAGAAAAAAACAGCAGGCAGGCGCTGTACCCAAAAAGATTGTGACGCCGGTATATAATCAGATACTGGTGCAGCCCGTGCACAGGGGAATAAATGATATAGGCGAATGGAAAAGCGCACTCAGGGCGGCTGACATGGGGCTGCGCAGCAAACTATACGACCTGTATGAGGATATCCTCATGGACGGGACTGTAACGGACGCCATCGGCAAACGCATAGAGGCGATAACCGACTGCGACATTAATTTTACGGTAAACAAGAAGGAAGTACCACGGATAACGGAACTCATAGACACTGTGGAGTTCGAGAACCAGCTGAAAGAGATCATGTGGAGCCTTTTCTGGGGAATATCCGTAGACGAATATTCTTTCGTGAACGGGTTCGACTTCAACAGTATCCCGCGCAAGCACATACGTCCCAAAGAGAAGCTGATACTACGGCGCCAGTACGATACGGACGGAATCAGTTACAGCGATGACGGGATGATCATACAGTGGGGAGAGGATGATGATCTGGGACTCTTGCTGAAAGTGGCTCCCTATGTGATATACAAGCGCGGGGGATTCGGGGACTGGGCACAGTTCGTGGAACTCTTCGGAATGCCGCAGCGCATAGGAAAGTACAACAGCATGGACGAACAGAGCAGGAGGCTTCTCATACGGGCGTTCGAGGAAGCCGGTTCGGCGCCATACATTGTCATCCCGAAAGAGAGTGACGTGGAACAGACGACCCTCAGCGGAAGCAGTAACGGGGCGCTCTACAACGATTTCCGCAATGCATGCAACGAGGAGATACTCATAACCGTACTGGGACAGACCATGACCACCAAGGACGGTGCGTCGCTCTCGCAAAGCAAGGTGCATATGGAAGTGCAGGAGAAGAAGCACCGCAGTGACCGGCGTTTTGTCATACGCATGCTGAACAAATACTTTGTACCCCTGCTTGAAAGCAGAGGCTATCCGGTGCATGGTGGAAAGTTCTCATTCGTGGATAAGAAGGACGAGCTTACCGTAAGT